TCACCGTCCTGCCAGATGACGACCCGGCCGGATGCGTACATCCATTCCGTGTCACCGGTGACGGCCTGACCGGTTGGGCCTACACCCGAATAGCCCTGACCGAACACGACCGGTGTCCCGTAGTAGGTCTGCTTCTGGCGTCCCCGCTCGTACGTCTGATGCGACGCGGCGAAGTGACTGGCCATACCGGGTCTGGCGTGGATGATTCCCCCGAAGACGCCGTTGTCTGCGAGGGTCTGCTCCAGAACTTCCAGGGCCTCCGTCACGCATCCGGCGGTGCCGAGGTTGACAGCATTGGCGAACAGGCCGGTGATGTTGCCGTCGGTGGCGGAAGTCTGTCCCTGCCACAGGCGGCGCTCCAGGGCCGTCTGGTAACGCAGCTGCTGCCGGATCCGGATCCGCTGCTCCTGCTCCTCGAACGAGAAGCCGATCGTGGAGCAGGTGTAGGTGGTGTAGACCATGAACGGGGCGCCGGAGATCGCCACGTCGATGCCGGAGAACGACACCGCCCCGGTGATCGGCGGGCACGCGACCGCGCGGATGAACACGTCGTCTTCGCAGTCAACCGGGACGTACATGACGCCACCGGCTTGTGCTGCGGCGACCGGGAACGGGATCGGCCCGGCAGCCACGTCAACCAGCCCGTACGGCCGCAGCGGGGCCGGGACGGGCGGATCCAGGTAGAGATATGGGGGCGCAAGTGCAGCCACTTGGTCACCTCCTGTCCAGTGACTGCTGGGGGCCGGTTTCCCGGCCCCCAGGTTCAGTTACGGGCAGGTGGTGGTGGTGGCAATGGTGGTCTTACCGGACGGGCAGACCGGCACCGTGTACACGCGGGACACCGGGCAGTGCTTAATCATGGCCCAGCCGGTTTCCGTGAACAGGTGAGTCACCTGGTTCGTGGCCAGCTTGGTCGAGTCGTACACCGAGTTCAGGGTGATCACGTCGTTGACCGCACGCACCCACGTACCGGCCGGGTACACCAGGAACTGCAGGTTCCGGTTGAACATGGTCACCGGGGTGTCCGCGCCCATGCCGGTGGCCGACACGTTCGAGAACGCGTCCTGCCAGTCGTACACGAACTGGGGACGGGCACCACGGGTAGCGAACGCCGACATGATCGCCGAGTCGGCCAGGGCCAACTGGCTATTGTCCATGCCGGTCCGCTTCAACCAGTCGGAACGCATGTCGGCCAGCACCCAGAACGGGAGAATGACCTCCAGCGTCGCGGACTGCATCAGCCGCAGACGGTACTTGATGTCCACGATCGCCAGTTCCACCGCCGACATCACGTTCGACGTGACGGAACCGTCCGACAGGAACGGCTGGATCGCGGACAGGTCGACCGCAGTGGAACCGGTGACCATCGCCGCGATCTGCTCACGGTTGATCTGGTGTGCGGAGGCGGCCAGCGCGCCACGGGTGAACGTGGCCGTCGCCTCCGGGTACGCCCGGATCGACAGGATGTTGCCGGTCAGGCAGAGACCGGTCACACCCAGCCGGGTGTCCGTGAAGTCGGGGCACGGGATTTCCAGGCACGTCTTCACCGTTCCCGAGGCGACCTGCGCCTCAGTCAGGTTGAAGAAGCCGGTACCCGAACCGAAGATCGCGTCGAACTCGAAGCCGGTGTTGGAACGGATACCGCCCCGGCGTGCCTGAACTTCCGGAACGTCCAGAAGACCGTCCGTGGTGATCTGCAAGCAGATGTCGTAGTCGGTCTCGGACGGGGCACACCAACCGGCAGCCGCGACCAGAGAACCCGGGGTGCCTTCCAACTGCTTCTGCCGCAGCAACACGGACTGGAGCAGCGAACCACCCGGCAGGCGCTTCTCATTGGTAACCGCGTCCAGCTTGGCGCGGGTACCCCACTCGTCCATGTCGTTGATAGAGAACTCGTCCGGGTATTCACGCCGCAGGGTGGCCACCGGGTAGTGGGTGGGTCCCTGACCGGAGGTGCCGCCACGGATGCTGGAGAAACCGGCGGTCCGCTCGTTGAACGCCTTCGCGACGTCGAGCATGTCCGCGTACTGGGCACCGGCCTCCATGTTGGGCACGCCCGCAGCCGCCACCAGGGTGGAGTAGCGGGGACGCTCAGCCGGGGTCGGCATCGTCGCGGTCTCAGAACCGCCGGTGGCCTTGATGATGTCCGCGAGGGTGACCGTAATGGTGGGGCTGACGGAAGTGGACGCGACCACAGCCTCCGGTTCAGTGTCCGGCTCCGGGTCACTGCCGCCGTCGCCGTCACCCTCCGGCTCCTCCGGGGCGGTGCCAAGGGCTGCGAACTCGGCAGCCCGGCGCTCCCGGCCGGAGATCTCGTTCGGCACGGTGATAGAGAAGAATGCGTGCAGACCCTTCAGGTCTGCGATCTGATCCTCGGTGACGGATTCGCCGTCCACCGACGTGAACAGAGTGTCGTACTCGGCCTTGGCAGCGGCGGCCTTGGCCTTCAACGCTGCAACGTTCAGGTCGCCGAGGTTGTCGGGAATCTCGAATTCCATTGGTAGGCACCCCTGTAGAAGAGAAGAAAGTCGTCTACATCGGTGCGGCCCTCAGCGCTGCCACCGTCATCCGGCCCGAAGCCAGCATTCAACTTCGGATGATAGATCCAGTTGGAGTGTTTTGGCAACAAAACGGCCCCGGCGGCAACCACGCCAGGGCCGTTTCGGATCCGCTACCGGGGGGACCTGCGCGGATCTACCCTCCCGAAAAGGTCCGTTCCTTACCTTACCGCTTTTTGACGATGGAGCCGCCGCCAGCCTCGGCGATGGCCAGTTCAGCGGCAACCTTGCCTTTCAGAACCTTGATCTCACCATTGGGTAGCCGTACCTCGAACTCGGCCACATCATCGGAGTTGGATCCTCCGCACGCGCATCCCATGTCAGTCCTCCGTCACAACCGTTTTAACCGGACCATTTGACCATCCGGAGGCCAGGACTGAAAAGAGCGTCGCATCTTTCGGCGGGTCCGCACCATAGGCACGCTTCAGGGAGTTGAACACCTGCTGGCCGACACCGTCGAATTGCAGACCGGTGGGGGACTGCCTGATGGACCCGAGTTTCTGCTTCGGGTTGTCGGATTTGACGAAGTTAATGGTGCTCATGTGATCAGATCCTCCGTTCCCTTCGCATACTTCTTGATCATGTCCAGGATCTGCAGGCTGACATCCAGCCAATGTTCCCTGCCAAGCTTCTGGAACTGCTGCCGCAACGCCTCCAGTCGCATCCGGATTGTTTCCATGTCCGAGAGAGTGAAGTCGTTGTCCTTGAACGAATCGCCCCACTCGTCCCAGAAATTCAGCATCGTCCAGATGCCGGAAATGTCCCCGAGCATCTCGTCGACCTCGTCATCGGAGATGTACGGGAACGTCCCAAACCACGACTGACCGTTGTCGATACCTATAATTTTACCATCGTCGCCGACCATCCAGTTGGAACTGTGCCGGTCCCCGTTGAGGGTCAGCAGATCAAGTAGGCCGAGGATCTTGCCTTCTCTGCTGTCCTTGATCTTGTCCCAGTCGGCTTCCTTGCCGGGACGCGTACCCAGCACGTCGCTGTGGATCTCGTCACCGACAACACCGGTCACCCACGGCGTGTAGATGGTGTCCTCATGCGGTCGCAGAGTCGGCAGGGTCGGTGCCCCCAAAGCTGTACCCATCTGGCTGGCCAACTGCTCAGCATCCGAAGATTCCTTACCGTCCCGGGTGCCCCAGTTCTTCGACTCCTTCTGGTACACGTGTGTCCCGTTAGGCAGGGTCAGCTTCCGGGAGATGCCCACCATCCCGCCGGACAGTTCATCAACCTTGGCGTTGGCAACCGCGTCCGGGGTCACCTCACGGATCAGGTCGTCGAGGCCACGCACGTCACTGTGGAACTTGGCGGTACTGAAGTCACCGGTGTCCACGGAACTGCGTAGCGCGTTCAAATCTTTGAACGTCTGGTCGAAAGCGTCCCGCAGTGAACCCGGCCGCATACCCTGCCGGTACATCTTCAGATCCTTGGTGATCGTTTCCACGTCCCAGTTGCCGTCCAGGTTCTGGATGGCGGACGAAAGGATCTGCTCCGGTGTACCCATGAACCCGACGTTGATGTGATAGTCGGGGGTACCGGCCAACTGCCGATCCAATTCCCGCAACCGTTCCACAGCAGCGGCCTTCGCCTCCGGAGTGCCACCCAATGGCACCTTCCGTGCCTGCACGTCGGTGAGGAACTTGGCCACATCCGCACGGGACCGGGTAGTCCCCGGCACCCGGACACCCTCATGCTCAGCAACAGCCTTCAACTGCGGCATGGACGCCTTCGACAGGTCCGTGCCGCCCGGCAGGAGGGCACGTGGTACCCGCTTCGGCAGCGGTGCCTGTGCCGCCTCAGCGTTACCGACCTGCTGCACGCTCTTACCGGTTCGCAGAGACTCGGCCACCCTGTTCAGATTCTGTGAACGTTCAGGCAGATCGAACAGGGCCTGCGCGACAGCCTTCTTATCCTGGCCCTTCGACGGTGCTGCCGCCTTACGTAGCTGGGTCTGCTCGGCTGGGGCCAGTTGCTGATATTTGACCCCGGTCCCCTCCAGGGCCTGGACGGCGTTGCGGCGCAGTTGCGCATCGGTTTGCGGACGCCCGGTTTGCACATCGACCAGTTCGTTGCCAATGCTCAGGTCGTCACCGACAGCGACCACTCGGCCGCTGTAGCCGGGAACCTGCGGTACGACCTCTCTGCTGGCAAGCGCGCGCTGTGCCGCAACCGGGCTGGAGGACCACCGGCTGATGCCGTAAGTGATTCTGGGCTTACTGCGTTCCTTCGCTACCTCTTCACGACGCCGGGCAAGGTATTCGGGACTTTGTTTACCGGAAGCCTCCAGTTCATTTACCCGATCTTCCAGGTACTGGGCAAACTTCTCGTGATCAATAGTGAGCATCACCGCATGGGTGTACTTGTGGTTCTTGCTGTTACGAGTGGCGACCTTCCCGTCGGGGAGACGGATCTCATGCTTACCGTTCTCGCCCTTGGCAAGAGCGGCAGCAGGAGCGGCCACCTTCGGGGCTTCCGGCACAATCTTCTTCACCGGTGCTTTGACCGGTTCGGGGGTGACGTCGAGCAGGGACGGCTGCTCGTTGCTGCCCTTCAGGTAGGCGACGATGTCCTTCTTCAGTTTGATCTTCGAAGGAATCGGCTTGTTGATCTTCTTGGAGTGTTCCCGCAACTGGGCCACGGTCATCTTGTCGATGTCCGGTTCAGCAGCCGCGACCCGCAGGGCAGGCTTCGGCCGCTGCATGTCCAGGAACTGGACCTGATCGAGATCCTCGCCACCCATACGGAGGGCAGCCGCGCGGTCTCGCTCTACCAGGCTGGCCCGGTCAGCGATTGGAATGACCCGCGAGTACGGCTCGTCCCGGCCACGGGCCAGCCGCTTCAGAGCGACATCCTGCTCCTCGCGGCTGAACCCGGCCTTGTCCAGGTCATCCCGGATGTCAGCGAGCTTGGCGAAGCCACTTTCCTTGTCCTGGTGGATCTGCCACGACTTGCGAATGGACTTGTCCAGGTCCAGGTCGCGGCCCTCAAGGTTGTCCGGGTTGGGTGGCCCGGCAGCCCCACCGAACCCGAGGGCCTTCTTGACCGGGGACTTACGGGCCCGCTTGTGGCCCAACTCCAGATCCCTCGCCACACCGGCAACCTTCTGGGCCCGGGCGATGTCACCGGCCCGGCCCAGCATGTGCGCCTTGTATTCGATGTAGGTACGGCGCGGATGGGTCTCCCAATACTCTTTCAGTTCATCGGATGCCCACCGGTTCGCGAACACGTTCGAACCGGAGAACAGGGATCTCGGGTCGATACCTTTCCGGCGGCCTTCCGGGGTGAGTAGCTGGCCACGGGTGGCGTTCTCCGCATCCAGGTACTGGCGCTGGGTTTCCTCCCCGTACATGCGCCGCAACGCCTGCTCGCGGGTTTCACCCTGGCGCCGGTTCGAGTCGACCATCGCGACCCGTTCCGCCTGCGCCATCTTCCCCGGATCCAGGTCGTGCACTTCGGCGTACGCGTCCCGGTAGTCGCGGCCTTTCGCCACCAGTGCGTCAACCTTGGCCTGGTCGTCGGCACGTTTCGCGTCACGCTTGTCAAGCTCGTCACCGAGTTCCTTGACCCGGGCCTCGTTCAGGTCATCTCGGCCGATCTCCTTCTGAAACTCTTCTTCCAGCTTTTCGTCGGTGAAGTCCCCGGCCGGTTTCCGGTTGCGGCGGGGGATGGCCTTCTTCGCCACTTTCGGTGCGTTACGGATCGCGTCACGGCGGTCCAGTTCGTCACCGAGTTCCTTCAGCCGGGCCTCATCCGGGTCATCTTTTCCAATCTCTGCCCGGAACCGGGACAGCAGGGCCCGGTCGGACAGGTCTTCCGCCGGGATCTGCGGTGCCCGCCGGGCAGCTTTCTTCGCCGGTGCAGCCTTCTTGGCCGGTGCACCTTCACGACTTTTCAGTTCGTCGTTGAGTTGCTTGAGGACCTTCTCGTCAGGGTTGTCTTTACCGATCTCGTCCTGGAATCGCTTCAGCAGGTCATCGTCACTGAAGCCCTTGACGTTGCCCTCACCGTCCCGGCGGTCCAGTTCATCGCCGAGACGTTTCATCACCGACTCATCGGGGGCATCTTTCGCGATCTCTGCCTCGAACTGCTTGAGCAGGTCCGCGTCGGACAGATCCCGGACGTTGCCTTCTTTGCCGCCTCCGCTTTCGCCCTTCAGGAATGCTGCGATGTCAGCTTTACGCCGCAGGTTCGACGGGATCTTGCGTTTTTGGCGTTTGGCTTCCTCCCGCAACTGGGCGATGGTCATCTTGTCGATGTCGGCGCCCTGCTCCGGTGCGGCTTTCACCACTGGTGTAGCAGCCTTCTTGGCGGGTACTGCCGCCGCCTTCCGTTGCGGACGGACCTCCATCTGCCGGGCCCGTTTACGGGGCAGCGCGGCACGGTCAGCAGGGCTAGCTGCTGGTGCGGCTTTTGCCCCACCTCGAGCTCTTTGTGCTGATTTGATAGCTTCTTCGTGGAAGGCGCGACGTTCCCGGTCGATGGAAACCGGGTTCTGCGAGTCCCTCAGCCCTGTTTTCAGGTCGGCAAGTTCCTCAGTGACTCGGGACAGACGGCCACTTTCCCGGTGATCATTCGCCTCCAGGGCGTCAGTTTCCCGCTCCGCGTAATGATTGATCAGATCCTGGAGTTTGCGGTCCACCTGTGCCTGGGTGAGTTTCTTGTTGTCCCAGTCCTCCCGGATCGAAGTGACCTCACCCCTCACATCCGGGTCACTGATCTCGTGCTCGTCCCAGGCCTTATTGGCAGCGTTGTGCTTCAGCACCCCGATAGCCGGTTCCTGTACGCGGGGAACGGCGGCAGCCTCAGCCTGGGAGGGCACTGCTGCTTTCGCCGCGACCTTCTTCGCCGCCTCGGCGCGCTTACGAACCGTCTCCTGCGACGGGGGTGCCGTACGCGGGGTTGCCTTCTTCGCCGCCGGGGCCTTGAATTCCTTGCGGCCGGTGAAGTTGAAATGCTCCTTGATCAGGTCACGGAGCCCTTCCTGGCGGGCGATGTCAGATTTCAGCGACCCGGAGTCGGTGCCGTCAGCCTGATCGGAGGCCAGGATCTTCCGGTTCATGGAGATGTCGTTATCGAGTTCCGATACCCCCTCCTGCGGGGTCATCTTTCCTCTGGCGACACCGTTGTAGACGTCAAGGAACTTCTTCCGGCGTGGTCCCTCGGCCGGGACTTGCAGGTCTGCGTTGTCGAACGCCTCCCGGAACGTGGAACGCGGATCGGTGCCAGCCTCCGGCACATCCGGCAGGTCCGGGTTGACCGGCTGCTCCTGGCCCGGTGCAGCGCCCTGTCCTACGACCCCGACGTGTCCGTCGTTACGCTCCCCGGGTCCAGGACCGGGCGGACGTCCCGGGCCCCCTGGAACACTGCGAGCAGGCATTTCAACCCCAGGCGGCGCAGGAACAACGTCAGGGGCGTTCTCCGGGACGGCCTCATCGGGTACCGCCTTGGCGATATCGACCGGGGTCTGCCCTTCGGAGTCCCCGGTGGCGACGGCGAGGATGTTGAATCCGCCCTGACCGTCGGGATCAACCTTGGTAATCCGCAGCGGCTGATCCCGTCCTAGGATGATCTCCTTGGACGGCTGGGACGTATTGGGGATGATGCCCTTGGTACCGGCCGGAGCGGCGATCGTCATGGTGACCGTGCCGGGGCGGCGCGGGTACGGGGTGCCGATGTTGGTGGACGTGTAACCCTTACTGGTGACCAGTTTGCCGGTCAGTTCTTCGATCTGGCCGATGTTCTCCGCAGACAACCCGAACGATTCGGGGCTCATCGTCCTGGACAGGATCAGATCATCGGGCAGCGGTTTCATGGCTGCGTCGATGGTCTTCACATCCGGATCGGAAGTGTCTCCGGCCTGTAGTTTCGCGTTGACCTGGGAGAAGCCACGCAGAAACCGGTCGATGGCCGGTTTCCGGTTGGCGAGTGTCCGGTCGGACCGGGACACCGAGTGAACATAGTTCTGGGCTTCAGCGTCCGAGGTGAAGGTGCGCGGGTTGAACTTGTCCAGCAGCGCCATGATCTTGTTCACGACACCTTCGGCCATCTTCCACGAGTTGCGGAAACGGCCGTGACTGTCGCGAGGGTGCAGCAGTTCCTCTCTGCTACCCCATGCGCTACCTGCGCCCACCTGCTACCTCATTCTGCGGTTTCAGCCTCCCGGCCCCCCAGATATAGGAGTACTGCGGGTTATGCGACCGGGGTTGGAACCGTGCCCTTTCCGGTGTCTTCCGTTACCTGGTACGGGGCTGCGGTGTCCATCTGCCGGGACAGGATTGCCTGATCACCATACAGAGGATCTTCGCCCGGGTCGACGACACCTTCCTGGCCGGTCGCCATCGCGAACTCGTACAGGTCCTTCGCACGCCGCCACTGGTTCCACTGCTCGTGGTCGTCGATCACAGCCCTCATCTCCCAGGCAAGATCTTCCTGTTCCTCGCTCATGCCGTACTCCTGCTCCTCGGCGTCCAGTTCCTCGAACTCGATGTCCGGGTCTGCGATCACAGTGCCTGCGGCGACCAGGGCTAGCCGGTCGTCCCCGTCCATGGCGAAGACCGGAAAAGCGGGGACGTTAACCGCCAGTGCCGCCGTAAGCTCCAGGTTGCCGTCCAGCGCCCGCCAGTCACCCGAGAGCGGCGAACGACGTAGCTTCGCAACTTTCCGCTCGTCCGCTTCAGGTACAACCGCACCGGCCAGAACCGGCCCGAACTGGTCTTCGTAGGCACGTACCACCGCCACTTCGTCGCCGGTGTCGTCGTAGTGGATTGCAGCGGCACGGTAACCCAGGTTGATACCAGCATGACGAGTATCCATGACGATCTTGCCAACTCGGACCGCCTCCCCCTCTGCCGTGAATACGGTACCGAGGTGGAACGGTTCATAGTCCTTCTTGCTGCGGGGGGCCAGCACGCACGAGTTCATGCCCACGTCACGGTGGCAGGTGTCCCAGGCTGCCAGGTGACCGTAGACGCGACCGTTTGACTCCACTACAAGTGGCGTGAGCTTGTTCAGACTCGGCTTCTCGAACCAGGCCTTCGGCGGGTACGTCAGGTCGACGGCCATCTCACCCTTGGCCTGCTCGGAGATCTGGATACCAGCCTTCTTCGCCGCCGCAACGATCTTCGCCTTGATGGCTTTGACCTGCTCCGGCGTGTACTCTCCCGCGTTCTCCGGGACATTGATGTAGCTCCACGCTGCACGGATGTGCTCCGGGGTGTCGATCGGGTAGCGCTTCTTGTTGTCGCGGTAGCCGGGGTCGGCGTAGGTCACGTCCCCGTACGGCTCAGCCTTATCTGCCATGGCGAACTGACCTCCGTCTTCTCTCGCCTCTTGTACCGCTGGGCGGTCCCAGGGTGCGCGAATGTTCGCGTCGTTGAATGTCTTGGCCATCTCCGGGTAGATCGCGGAAATGACCCCCCGCAGATGGTTCTTTTCCTCGTCCGGAATGTCGGGCAGGCCACCGTGGGCACCGGACAGCAGTGCCGCTGCCGCATAGATCGCGTGGTACACCATGGTGGGCTGACCGGAGATGATGTCCCCGAACGGCAACCGGTACGAGGTCGGGTCACTGGGTGACTTCGATTGGTCCCGCCACATGAACATCTTGTTCAGCAGCTTCGGGTCGGGCATCTGGCCACCCTGCGCCGACCACTGGGTGATCCGCTTCACCGCGTCGTCGTTGTCGAACACGGCCTCACGTGGCGCGAGTGGCAGTCCCTGCCAGCCTTTCGCGTTCACTGCAGCGGTCAGCGCGTAGTCGTCGCAACCGCAGTCGGCGTCGTCTTCGGCGTACTCCCACGGCATGTCGTCGTCGTCTTCGAGGTAGTCCTCGTCACCCAGGTCGCGAATACGCATCGGGGAGAACGCGGGAATGCTGACCAGGGTGGCTCCCCCCATCACGTATTCGATGAGGTGCGCGACACCGGTTTCCGGGTTCATGGTTCCGCGTACCGGTCCGCCCGGGTCCAGGGAGGTTCCGGCGACACCCTGCTGGACCAGATATCTGGCGGCTGCCACCTCGGGAATGATCTCCGGGTCGAGCCAGTCACCCCAGCCCCACAGGTATTCCTGGTTGTTCTGGTCGGGGCCGATGGAGGTGCCGAGAATGCGGGCCACCGTCACTGCTCCGGTGTGACCGTCCCGGGTGCGTACCTTCTGCCAGGCGAGCGGCATCGGCACGACACGGGAAACACCGAGAGCACCCGGTTCGAAGAGACGGGTGTTGAACGGTTCCATGGTGGGACGGCCGATGGGGGCCAATGGCCCGCACCACACCGGGCCCAGATGGTCCTGCATCCCCATCAGCGTTTCGGCTGCAGCCACCAGGGAGTGGTGTACTTCGGCACTACCGTGCCCGGGAGGGCCGCCAGTCGCCTTGGTGTGCAGGATGTTGCAGAGACCTTTGGGGTCTTTTGGAAAGAATTCGGCCAGGGCACGAACGCAGCGAAGGAAATCTCCGGGCATGTTCCACCGGATCTTCGCTGCCCCTTTGCCTGCCAGCCAGTACCGCTGCAACTGGAGTGGCATACCCCGAGCCGGGTTCGGATCAACCATTACTGGGTCTCCTCCCAGTGGCACGGGCAGACACATTCCGCGTCACAGAACTTGCAATGCGGATGACCTGGTTCACCTCGGTCATGCTGCGCAGTTCCACACTGATCGTGGCACTCGTGAAGGCAGGCGGTGGAAAGGTACAGATGCTCCACTTCCATGGCTACCCTCCATCCACGATTTCAAGATCACACCGACAGCCTGCCACTTCGTCCACAGATGCCATGGGATCTCCCGGAAAAAGCATAAGGTCCAGACCGACCTGGAACATAGCGGTCAACGGGATCGTCTGCCCGTTAACGCCTCGGTGGGTACTGCGGACCCTGCTGTCGGCCTCCGAGCGCCAGCGTTTCTGCAGCAGCTTCCCGGTGACTCGGCTCTGTTCCATGCCTGCGGCAAGGGTTGCGGCACCATACGCTCGGGTGGTCTCCGTGATGGCGATGACACGTGCACGGTGGGGCCAGTACTCGCTTCCTGTCCATGTCAAGATCCGTTCCACTCTCCCGGCCACCTGCGCGGTGTCGTTGCCCGCGTTGATGGCATCGGTGATCTCGGCGAAAACCAGGTCTGCGGTCTCATCGGGTATGCGGACGAGAAAGTTCTGTGTCTGGGCCAGTTGCGCCATCACGAACGCGTGCCGGGACACGGGGGGGACATCGGAAGCTTGGGACCAGGCCGACAAGGAGATTTTGCCCAGTTCGGTGAGGATGGTGTCGGTTTCCCACGGCACTGTGTAGACGCCACTCGGGTCTGGCATTCCTTTGTAGGTCCGCCACGGCCTCATCACCGCCTCGCGAACCTTGGGCAGCCAAGACTGGAAGACGCTGTTGACAACGCCGAGGAGACTGTTCTCGTCAGCCGACCGGGACATCGAGCAGCCCCCGCTGCAACATCTCGTCCCGGAGTACAATAGGGTCGTGGGGTTTCGCGCTCAGTAGCCGCTGCGTGCAATACCCGTCCAGGGTGTTTCGCAGCGCGGTCACGTCCGCATCCTCAATGCCCATGTGCATAGACAGGGAGGTCAGATGATCCCACGCCCCAGCGAGGAGCTTGCCCGCATGTTCCGGGCCCTCGACTTTGAGTCTGGTGTGCAACAGTTCTGGCTGCACACCCACGACAGTGCCCCGCTGATTGCGGGTCAGGAGCCGTTTACCCGCGACTTCCAGAGCACGAAGTGCTACTGCGTTAGCGACCACGAAGGTGGTCACTGATGGCGGCATCGTCACCGACGCCACCATCCCTTCACCCTCCACGGGTGGTGGTGCACCTTCCGCTGTCGATCCTTGCGGTAGAGGAGCAGGTCCGGTGGGCTGAATCCCTGTTGGCGGAGCAGGTGGCGGAGGCGGACCGGCCCCTGGTGCACCGGCTGCGGGAGCTACTTGCGCATCCGGTGGAAGGATCTCATCCGTGTAACCCGCCGCTTTCCGGACCGCAGGAGACTGAAGAAGATTCGGATCCCGGAGCATCAGTTCCCGGGTGAACCGCATCAAGTCTTCCTCTTCCGACGGCGCATCGGTGATCTTGTAATCGCCTTCGATGAGGACAGTCTCCCGGGACACCAGGCCCTTCTCGTACATGTTCAAGGTGTCCTTCAACCGCTCCGGCCGCACGGTCAGCGGAGCGGTGTCGTACCAGAAGATGAACCGGTCCGGGTCTTCCTTAAGGTGCTTCAATGCGGGCTGAAGATATGCGGTGGTCAGCGCGTCACAGATGCGGGTCATCAACGGCTCGATGTGAATCTTCACCGCCGACTCTTCGATATGCCACGCGGACCAGTGGTTGGTGCCTCCAGTGCCGCCTAGCACTTCTGGCGGAAAGTCCATGGCCGTCGCGAACCGGGAGATGGCCTCCTGGCGAAGCTCCCGGGCCTGCTGAGAAAGTTCAGACGTGAACTGAATCAGTTG